AACAGTGTAAGTTCTGCGAGACCTGCTGATTCTAGTTCAGTTAATTTATACAACATTGGATCAGCCCTGTCAACAACTACTTTGTGGTCAAAACTATCTTCCAACCATTTCTTTAGTGGCTTCAGTCCACCGAAATCCACTGCCCAATTACGATGGTCTAGATCATCGCATCCAAATGTAAATTTGAATGCGAGACTATACCCGTGTAAAAAACGACAGTGTGAATGATCAGCATGTGGTTGCCTAAACACAGCAGAAAGACCAATATTATGTCCATAACACTTAGTAGAGTAGTACTTAGCCATTTCTAAACCTCATTAACTTCTGAGTTTTCGTCATGGACAATCTCTCCGTTTGAATCAACTTCTAATGCTTCAAGTCCATTAACTTCTGCATCTAAGTCTTTGTTGTTCCAATCATTAATAACAATATCTAATTTTTCATCACTCCAATTCTTGCGAAACTCAATAATTTCTTCACCAGATTTGGTCATATATTTGAGCCTATTACCTTGCTTTACAAGCAAACCTTTTGCTTCAAAAAATTCAATTAGTCCTGAGTATGGAGACATACCAGTTTCATATGGAATTTCTACTTGTACACTTTCAAATGGTTTTGAATATCGTGTTTTTACAACTTTACATGCAGCACGAATACCATGTACTTTAGATGTCTTTACACCATCCGCATCTGTTTTCAATTTGAGTTTGCGCATAGCAATAACAATTGAAGATGCGTAGATAAAGCCTTGACCACCACTAATCTTATCATCTGGATCAAACATATCTTGTGATGCATACGTATGGTTTGTTGCAATCATACCAACATTAAAGTCGCCAAACATATTAACACAATTACGAACAAGTGCAGAAAGTGCTTTAGGCTTACGTCCCATATCACCTTTCATATCGCCTTTTTCAAACTGATTTACATCAGTGGGTGTTAACATCATACCGAGACTATCAAGTACAAAGAGAACTTTCGGACGTTCTTCGTCAACTACATCAGTATATTCTTTACGATAGTCTGTCATAAAGTCTGAAATGATTTTAGCAACATCATCAATCATAGCTACATTCAATTTTAGTAACTTATCATCTTCTGTGCTTACGTTCAATGCGTGTAGCCAACTTTCATCTAGTGCGTTCTCACTATCGATTAATACAACAAAGATACCTTGATCTTGTGCGTTCTTAATGATATTACCAGATGCAATGTAAGATTTGCCTGCACCCGACTCTCCTGCAAGAACAGTTACTTTACCAAGTGGAATACCTTTGTGAAAATCATTAGAGATTAACTTGTTTAGACAGTAGTTACCTGTAGAAATCCATGTATCCGGATCTCGAAATCCCATGGACATACCTGGGACCGCCTTCGTAATACTCTTACGAAATTTTGAAGCATCAAATGCTTTAGCCATATTAGACTCCTAATAAAAATGTATGGGGTAGGAGAGCAATTATTGCTCTCCTGTTTTTATATACGATCTACTATTAATCAGTTTTACGATTACGGATCATTGCAAGAATATCAGATGCATCTGCGCCTGCATTGCTATTAGATTCTGCGGATGGGGCAGGATCTGCTGCGACTGGTGCTGCTACTAGAGCAGGTGCTGCTTCGACTTGTGGAGTGGGAGCAGGTGCAGTCTCTTGTGCCTGTTGTGGCTGACGCGGTTGCGAACTTGATGTCCCATTTGGTGCAGCGCCTTCAGGAACATCTACGCCATATGGACGATAGTAATTTCCCCAACGCATTGGATCATACAACTCACCGTCTACTGACGCTTCAAACATTTCCATGATTACTCGTAGTTCATCATCAGATGGACGCTTTGGCATAAAATCGTTCAGATTATACAATCCGTGAGTATCAATTGATTGACGTTCTGCTTCATTCAAGGAACGCTCTTTGCGCGCCCAGTTTGAAGTTGAATAGTCAGCATATTGACCTTTTTGTGTTTTGACTAGTCGGAAATCTGTACCTGCATCATAATCAGTTGGTAGATTTTCCATATCTGGATCCATCAATGCTGATTTTAACAGTTTAAAAATTTGCGGACCGATAACAAAACGACGGATAGGATTTTCTGGAGTTTCTTCATTCATTGGATCTGTAACTACAAATCCTTGAAAAATATATGAACGCTTTTTCCAGTACTTACGTCCCAAGTCTTCCATTGATGGATCTTTGAACCATGGACGAATTTCTGCGTGTACGGGACAAGTATCGCCCCACATTTCAATGCAAGGGACTTGTACTGTAATGGGCTTTTGTTCGCCACCAACAATGCCTGCGAAAGGCATTTTGATTACTTGACGTTCACGCCAAAAGAATACGTTATCAGGTGATTCATCAGGTAAGAACCTAATTACGGCAGTGCTATCATTATCCATATTCCAGAATGGATAGATTGCATCTGTGCCGCGTGATTGATTTGTCTTTGTTTCTGCTTTGTTGTCTTGTGCAAGAAGTTTTGCACGGATTTCTGCTAGTGTTGCCATTTTAATTTTCCTTTATATTAGCCTTATTAGCCATGTTAGATTTATATTAGCTTTAGTTGTGATATGCATCATCCTCTCTAGAGCATATATACATATTACAGTATTTATTTATCATTGTCAAGCAAAAAAGGGGACATAAGCCCCCTTTTTAAAATAAATTTTTATTAAATTTTTAGTCGAAATTATTGAATGGTTTGAATGCTTCTGATAGCATATCATCCATTTTATCTTCAATTGTAGTTTCTACAACATCTTCTGATACTTCAGAATTTGATATTTTTACAATTCTTGCGCCCAACTCAAGTGCTTCTCTCGCTACAGTTTGTGGTGACAGTTTTACTTGTTCAGCAATATTTCTTAAAAATACAGATAATTCTGCTGCACGGTCATTACTTCTATCCCGCCTACGATTGTCATCACACGATTCAACCTGTATTCTATTAGCCAAGTCTGAAAACGTCTGTGATAAACTAGGAGTTTCATTATCTTCATCTAATTCTGTTTTCTTAATGCCACTAATATCAATATTACTATCACGGAACATAATAGTATTAACTGGCGAACCGTCTTCATTACATGCTTCAATAATATTTTTAACACGTTCTACTTGATTTGTTTTTTGTTTTTCTGTTTCTGTTGTATTAGCACGGTGTATAAGAGGTAAAATGTCTGTTAATTTTTCTTCAAATGTTGACTTAGTAAATTTTTGAACGTAATCATTTACTGTTTCTTCTGAAATTTCATCTGCGATCTTTTCTTCATTTAGTGCTATAGATTCTACAAATGCTGTATAACCTTTAGGTCCTTGAATTCGTTTGATACTCTCTTTAACTGATTCTATTTGTCTTTTTACATTAAGTACCACATCACGGTTAGTTTCATTGACTAATCCCTGCTTGTTTACAATGTTCATAAATTCTTTTAATTTTACTAGTGTATTAGTTTGCTCAACAATTGCTTCGCCTACTACATCACTTGGTACTCCACCATTACTAACGTGCCTAGCCATTGCTCTTGCACCAGATAGATGCTTATGTGGATACTTAAATCGTTCACCATCCGAATTTTCTACAAATATAGCAGAAATATTACGTGATCTTGATCCGCGTTGCTCTTCGTTAACTGCCTTTTTATGACGGATAATCAGTCTGACATTTTCTAATGTCTGGCGACTTGTTTTCGATGATCCTTCTAATGGACTTAGACCTTCTTCCAATACATCATTCATTGCTAGCTCCTTACCATTTTTCTTATTTGTTTCTATATTATATGTATAATTTTTAGGTTCTATATGCTTACCAAAAGTTCTGATATCAAAATCCATAAGATTACTACTAGATAAGTTTTTGACTAATTTTACCAGTTTACTTACACTGGGAGTATCGATATCTACATCTTCTCCCATATGAAATTTAATTTCAGACGAATTATCATCTATAAAAATCATAATGTTAGGATTTTGCACATAAAAGTATCTTGCATCTTCTGGTACTGCAACACTTTTGCCATCCTCATTAGAGAATAGTTTAGGCGATAGTCCATTGCCTTGTAGTATTCTCATTACTTTTTCTGCTACATTTTTAAAATTAATTGCCATAATATTATTCCCTTTTTAGTATTTATCAAAATACCATAGGAAGTGGTTCATCGTAATCATCATTTGTATCTAAACTTTCTCCCAATAGTGATTCATACTGTTCATCAAAACGTGATATAACTTGTATTTGTCTTACACATAACAATGTAGCACTCACTAAGTCATCTGTCTCTCCAAGTTTAGCCTCATAACTTTTACCTTTGGCAACAAACGTCTTGAACTCTCTAATTAAGTTTTTACTGATTGGGGTCATTTTATCACTTTCAATCCATGACTTCATCTTCATACACGCAGTAATTTTAGTCTTATATGTTGTGGTAAACCCTTTACGTATCGACCGACTAGCACCTCGCTTCTTAGGTTCATGCAGAAACTCTCCAGGAAATTTATCTTCATCCATCTCTTCAATAAGTATTAATGCTGCCTCGCCGAGTGAATTATTTTCAACACTCCAGTATATCTCTGGTGACTTATTTCCCAATTCTTTTAATTCTTCTTTAAGAATATGCAATATATCATATAAGGTTTTTACCTGTCCTCTCATATCAGTTTTATTATGTTGCCATTCTGCTACTTGGTTCATCTCAGGTAAACTCCAGACCTGTATGGCTGCGTTATCACCTCCTGTGCCCATTGCAGGGTCAAGTCCAACAACATAGGTATTTCCTTTCTTTATAGAATCATACCAGCGTATCTGTCCTGTCTTCCGTAATGGCTCAATGCCTCTAAACTGTGATAATTTTACACTGTCAACCAATGTTTCATCAAACGCAACAAATTCACATTCATGTTCACGCAAGAAACGTTCTACCCCAACACGTCCTTTTTCTTCACTTGCCCATTTGTCATCTCTATCAGGATGCTGGGACCAAACTGCTTTATATGCTCTAAACCCATTAACACCAACTTCTGTTTCATTTCCAAATTCATCAACTGTTTTAATACCGCCTTGCCAAATAAGAGCAAATTGGTCATCATCCAGGTTTGGCGTTGATGTGATAATTGCTTTACCACCTGTTGCTAGA